GTCCATCGATATGTTCTTAATGTGGATCATGTCGTCCGGCGGCACGACGATGCCGTAGCCAAGGCGACGCGAGTTAATGCGATACCAGAGTTCCCCGTCGTCGCTTAGCATCATCGTCACGCGGTCAGGTGCGACGGGCACAAGCTCGATCGGGTTGGCGTCTTTGTCGCGTTCCACCACTATGAAGGCGTTGCCGCGCAGGCAGATCGAGGTCACGGCGTAGCCGATGAACTCGAACCATGTCTGCCACTTGTTCGGGCGGCGGAATAGCTTGTTGAGCGGGTGTCGCGGCTCGCGTCTGTAGCCGCCACCGCCCAGGCGTCGGCGGAGGAACGGCTGCAACATGGCAATGTCTTGGCTGATCGCGCGGATGCACGAATACACCGCAGCCGCCTGCAACGCCGTGAACGGTGTAACCGGGACCCCGGTGTTCGACGCGTAGCCGCCGAGGGCAGCGTAAAGCATCGGTTGCGGCCACCCCAGGCCCCCGAGGGTCGAGGTCGCGGCGCCCGCGTCTTTCGTCTCGGGTGCGGACTGTGGTGACGATCCCAGCAGCCAGAGGCCCAGGCGTTCGCGGAACGTCATCCTAGCACCGTCAGGCCGCGGCGTTCATAAACCGACGTTGCGTCGGTCTGGTCGAGGGCGCGGGCAATCGCCATGATCAGCGCAACAGCTGCGTCGATCTTGTTTTCCGGTCGCGCCTTCTTCGGATACACGTTGTCGCGCGCATCGGTGTGTCCCACGACATTGCCGATGCACCAGGACAACGGGCCGTTCATGTCGTGCTGAATGCGCCCGCCGCGTATCGCTGCTTCCAACTCGCGCGTCGGCGGCGAAAAGTTCTGTGTGTTGCTGCGGAACTCGACGCAGGGAACGCCCTGACTTTGCAGGCGCTGTGCAAGGTGGATCGAGTTCCACGGGTCGAACGCGAGCGAGCCGACGCGGAAGCGTTTGCACAGATCGAGGATGTCAGACTCGATCCATGAAAAGTCTGTTTCGTTGCCGGGCGTGACGATTAGTTCGCCGTTGGCAGCCCACCCCGGATATGACGGGTTGCGCGCCTCCATCACCGCCGCTTCGTTAAGGTAGCAGCGGGCAAACACTGTGAACGTCAACGACTGCTTATCGTCGACCGTGACGGTCTGCGGAAACACCAGCACGACGGCGGCGAGATCGGCGCGCGACGCGAGATCGAGGCCGATATGACAAGGGCGGCCCTCGAACGCGTCGAGACGCAAGGCGGGATCGCCGCAGGCATTCCAGTCGCGGGTTGAGAACAGCGCTTCGTCTGCACCGACCCACAAGTTAAGGTGGCGGGTCCTGGCCGACGCCTCTTGCGCGGGGTTGTTGCGCGCCTGTCGCATGATCGCGCGGATTGCGTCGGGTTGAACCGAATGGCCCCAGCCAGGATTGGCCTTGATCCAGGTTGCTTCGTCCCACGGGTCGTCGTCGTCGTCGATCGAGTAGATGATCCCGAACAGACGATCGTCGTCCTGCCCCTGTTGCAGCACGCGCAGCACATAGTCCCACACCTGCTTGCCGATGCCGGCGCTGTTCGACGTGGCGGTCGAGATCGACAACAGGAACGGTTGCCGGCGCTTGCCCATCGCAGTCCGCAACGCGTCATAAACTTCGGCGGTCTTGTGCGAGCCAATTTCGTCGCACACGGCAACCGCGACGTTGAGCCCGTCGAGGGCCTTCGCGTCGCTGCTTATCGGAATGAACCTCGACGCGGTGTGTTCCTGGAAAATCGAGTTTGTTAACACGCCCACGCGCCATTCGCGTTGCATGTCGGGCGAACGGCGGACCATGTTCTGCGCGGTGTCGAACAGGATACGGGCTTGATCGCGGGTCACAGCTGCGGCGTAGCCTTCCGCGCCGCCCTCGCCCTCGCCGAACGTCATATACATCGCCAACGGCGCGCTGATCGTGGTCTTGCCGTTGCCCTTCGGCACAAAGATACCGGCTTGACGGAAGCGGCGCGTCGTCGTGCCACGTTCCATGAACCCGAAGATGTTGCAGTAAGCAAACTTCTGCCAGTCCATTAACCGGATCGGCTGGTTTGCTTCCGGCCCTTTGATGTTCGGCATTTGCTGCGCGAACAGCATGGCGCGGATCGCGGCATTGTCGTCGAAAGACCAGGCCCCTTGCTTGCGCGTCGCCTCGTGATGGTCTCGCAGGAAACGATCGCACGCGAGTCGAGCATGGACCGAGGCGGCGGCGGGAGTGTCGGCAGTGTGCTGCGCGTAGGCGAGCGCGTCCTGCACGAACCGGCGCGGATCAGTCTGGTCGAGGGGCGGCGGACCGCGCCTACTTCTTGCCACCCGGTATCACCTGCAGCGCGGCCCAGGGGTTGGCGCGCGGGTCGTCGTCGTCGTCGGGCTTGTCGTCGTGCGGCGCATACAGTTTCAGACGCGGGCGCGCAGCTGGCGAGAACCCAAGCTCTTGCGCGCAGCGGAACATAATCTGCGCGCTCTTGTTCAGAATATCGTTGTAAGGCGACGGCATGAGGCCGAGCGGCCCTTTAACCAACAGCTTTAGGCGGGTGTCCTGATCGAGCAAGGCTTGCATGAGCCGGGCGGTGTTGTGGCGGTCCTCCGCCTCGACCCAAATTTTTAACATGCCCCGGTCGATCAGCTTAACGACGCCCTTCGGCATGTGTGCGATCGCATAGCGCCAGCCGGCTTCCTGGCTGTCAGTGAGGTCTGGCGGCGGTTCTTCTAGGTCGCCGAGCGGCACGGGCTCATGCTTCCGGTCGCGCCCGTGGTTCGTCGCATTGTAGGTGCCGTGTAGCTTGTGCAGCTGTGTCGGCTTCGGTCTGCGGCCCATTATGCGCCGATCTCGATCGCCCAGTCGTTCGTGTTGCGTTCGACGGCGCGCACCAGCCCCGGATAGGCTTTGCACAATCGGCGGATCGCGTCGCGTTCCATGCCTTGCGTGCGGTAGTCGTGGCAACCACCCTTGTCGTGCCAGTGGCTGTTCGACCAATACAGGTATTGCGCGCACACGACCCCGCCGTCTTGGGCAATGCAGCGCGCGCACAGTTCGTAATCCTCCTTCACCGGATAGGACTCGTCGAACGCAACGCGGCCGTCGTTCACGATCCCCATGCACGACGCGGTGATGTAGGAACGCCAGCGAAACGGGAAATACGGATAGCAGGAACGCGTGGCGCCGTCGGTCGCGACGCCCCAGATGCGGAATTGCAGCTGTTCGGTTAGGTCGAACAGCTTGCGGAATTCGGCGAGCCACGTCGCTTCGTCGAGGCTCTGGCGCGATGCCTGACGCGACAGCAACCGGACATAACCCTGCACCTGCACGTCGTCGTCGATCATCACGACGCGGCGCGATCGGGTGTTGCGCAATATCCAATTCCGGGTTGCCGTGATGCCGCGAACGGTGTCGGGCACGGGCACCACGTTGCGGGCGCCCAGGTCGCGATAGGCGGCGGCTTCCAGGTGCGGCACGTAGACAGCGCACGACGGGAGAACCGCCTGTGTGCGCACCCTTCCAGCCCTGCCCTTGGACGGAACAGCGATCAGCATCGGCGCGGCGCGTGGCGCGGTCACACCTGCCACCGTCGAGGCACGATCGTTGCACGCCAGCCCAGGCGCTTGAACGTCTGCCGGAGTTTGTCGCGGTGTTGACCGATCAGGTAACGCAGGATCGGCGCGGCGATGGTCACGCGTTCGGTGGTGCGATCGAGGATCAAACCGGCGACGAAGCCCGGCGCGACGACGCGGACCAACATGCCCTGGCAGTAAGTCTCGCCCGGTGTCATCGCTCGATCAGCGCCAGCACGTCGCGGGCGTGCACGACCCGTTGCGTCCCCACGTCGTCGAGGGGTGAGCCTTTCTTGTAGCCACCCCGGCGGACCGGTGTCAGTGACAGCGCGACCTTGAGCCGTTCCCATTCGTCGAGATCGGCGCACATGATCACGGCATACTCTCGCGGCGGTTCCAGCTGGATCGCCTGCGGCAGATCGCCCACGTCGTCGGATCGGCGCGCAAGGTCGGCCGCGTCGAACCCGATCGTCGTTAAGTCGATGCCTTGCTGATCCAGGTCCGCCAGTTCGACGCGCAACAGTTCTTTGTTCCACGTCGAATGGGAAGTCACTTCGTTGTCGGCGATCATATAGGCGCGCTTGCGTGCGTCGTCCCAGCCGCGCGCGACGACGACGGGAATGTCGGCGATGCCCAGCTGTTGCGCGGCGAGAACGCGGCCATGGCCGGCGATGATCCCGTCGGTGTCGTCGATCAGCACCGGGACGGTCCAGCCCCACTCGCGGATCAGGCCGGCGATCTCGGCGACCTGCGCGGCGGAGTGTTTGCGCGCGTTGCGAGCGTGCGGGATCAGCGATGCGACGGCGCGGCGCTCGATCTGATCGGCGGGCCAATCAACGCCCGGACTTTCGCCCATAACCTAACCGAAAAAATTCCTC